TACCCCTGTGATCGTAACGTTACAGGGTTTTCATTGGCAATACGAATTGCTGCAAAATCGTTTGTTGCTCGTATCCCGTATTGTTGATAATCTTGTAAAGCATGCATAGATTCATGCACAATTGACGATGCATCAGAATTTTTGTGTGCTGTCATTACCCCTCTACCAAATGAAGCTGAAACAGTATCACTGCCCGCTCTAGCTTTGTATACAATGTTTAATGGATTACCGTTATCAGGCGCAATACCTACAGACAGCTGAATTAATTCAGTAATACGCGCTTGTTGTGCTTTGTTTAATGCAACACCAGAAAAAACTACATTTGCCGTTGCTGGTGTAGGGTGTTGCAAATCTTTTAACACAGATCGGTATACAGTTTCTTCTCGTGCTTGTAATGTTGCTTTGATAGTTTTTATTTTTGCAAATTCTGCTAAATACACTTCTCGTGCTGCTATGACTTCTGGTGAGTTGTAACCGTATAATTTTGATGCATTAGTAATTTGTTGTGATAATTGCTGTTCTTTGCCGTTTTTGCCTTTCCAATCTGCCAAAATTTGAGCATCTTGCACCAAATCAGCCGGTACCGCGTCAATAATATGCTGTGCAATCTCGGCAGCATCTCGCTGCAATAGTGGCACCTCGGCAGGCAATGGTATTGGTGCCGTTGCTTCGTCTACCGTCAATTCCTCGGCAGGCGTTTCGGCTGGCTGTGTGATGCTGTCTACGTACTCGAGCCCCGTATCGCATCGGCAGTTTACATGAGCTGGCGCGCCCTGGCTGATATCCTGATCACCGCTGTACACACTCTCCCATAAATCATCGCTTAACCCGTCAAGCGCTTGACACATATCGCATACCCTGCGATCCTTTTCGGTATTCCAAATGCGCACTACCCCGATGCCGTTTGAGCGTGCCAAATCTCTTACCTGCATTGTTTGCTGTGATGCCGCGCGCGTCGGCTCGGTAAACGCAATACGGCTGGCGCGTAGCTGCCCAAACATCGACAGCTGCTGCATAATGTCGGTTGCCGTCGTGCCAGGTGTAACCATGGTGTTTGCAATTACTTTGTCAACGTATTTTTTTTCGGTTGCGCTCAAATCGATTAGAAATGGATTCCAGTATTTATCGAGGTACGTTGCCCCGTGTGCTTTTATCCCTTGCTCGATTAGGGCTGCCGATTGCTGATCAGCCATGCCGCGTATAGGCTGTACGCGCTCGGCACCCGCGTCAAGCACGTTATCAGCTACTGATTTGTCGAGTATGTTTCGTAAATCAGTATCAATGCCGCTATAATCGCCTGCCGCTATCTTCTGGCTAACGTCTATGTTGCGTTTCTCGAGCTTCTTTACGATGCTCTTGTATACTTTTTGCTCACCTGGCGTCATATCTGCATAAGTGAGCTTGAGCGAATCAAACAGCGCTACGATTTCATATTTTTTTTTTACGTCGGATAACTCGGTATCAATGTAATCGAGCATGTACTGTGGCAATACGTCGCTGGTAAACTTTACGGCAGCTGGCTTGCCTGGCTTGTGCCGTGCCAGTGCTTTTGCCTGGTATCGCTCTAGCTCTTGTACGCGCTTCTGGGCTGTTTCTGCTAGTGCTGTGCGCTCGTCTGGCATTGCAGGCGCTGTGGTGTTTACAGGCGTGCCAGTGTCAACGTTTACGCCTCCGTCTGTATCCTGTTGGATAACAGCAGGCAGCCCGAGCGCTTCCTCAATGTTATCGTAGCCCAGCTGTTTCATTGCGGCTGCTAATGGTAGCCCAGCTTGTACCAACAATACCAAGCTATTCGCGCGCGCTGCCTCGTCTACTTGAAACACATCAAGTTTCTCAGGTAAAAACTTAAACTGATATTTTAACGTACGAAACAATTGCTCGTTTAGTACGCGCTCGTAAAATGCCAGCCTGGGTACGATTGTTTCTCGCCAAAACGACTGCCGATCGCTATCAGCCGTTGCATAGTTTGCAGCCGATGCTTCGATCATCGTACGAGGTACCCCGAATGTGCTAACGATGTTCATTACCGCGCGCTCTTGAATTGGTACCATGTCCATCTGATCAAGAGGAAATGTAACAATCTGGGCATTTACCTGCCCTCGAAAAAAGAATGTTTTAAACGCGTTGCCTACATTCTCAACATAGCGAGTCCAGTGGCTTTTCATTCGCTCGAGCTCAGGAGGTGTAATGCTCTTATCGAGGCTCAACACCAATGCAGGCTGTGCACCGTGCTCAAAAAATGCCGAGGCAAACCGCTCGAGGTAATACGCAAGCTGCGCAGATTGCAACGCTACCCGCGCAGGGCTAACTTCCTCGTTAATATCGTTTTTAATGCTCGGCTCGTGGAAATACACAATATCGGCTGCTGTCCAGGTTGCATGGATTTGCCCGTCTATTTTCTGGGTAAATCGCAAGCCTGTAAGGTAATCAGCACCTGTCATCATTTCGGGATGAAATGTAACCTCTACTGATCGAGGGTTAATAAACTGAAACCCGTACAATACGCGCCCTCGATACAAGCGCAACCAAAATGCGCGCCCTACCAACATTAGCGCGCGCTCTGTCTGCTGTATCAGATTTTCAAGAGGTGTAGAAAATGGATAATCAACAGGCAGCCCAGCGCGTAGCAATTCATACGGTACCGTGCCGAGCGCATCCGCTCGCAAGTTAATAGCACGGTAGTACATTGGTACCTTTTCGTATGCATCTAACGTACCGTATAATTCGCCTGCCTTTTTGGCAATGCTATACCAGCCTGGTATTGCCTCGATTGATTTAAAATCCATGCCTGGTACCTCTGTCTGTATGTCTATATGAAATCGTACAATACTTGCCCGCTGGCTAGCATTTCAACAGCACCTGAAACCGCGTCTACCATATCATCATGCTGCCCGTGTGGAAATGACAAACACTCATCTATAAACTGAGGTACCCAATCGCCTCGTACTACCCGTACCATGCCTTGCTCGGCTCTCACTGCCCAAGGCATAGCCCGCTGCATTTTATCCCGAGTTACTACGTAGCCCTGCAATGATACATTGACCAATTCAGGCATACGCCTGATATCTTGCAGCGCACCCAACCCCGCCTGTGCTTGCTCAATACCTTGCATAGTATCGTATTGCTCTATTTTCATGGTATCAACCATTATTTTTCGTACGTCAGGAAATTCGGCTTTAATCCTGATGCCGTCTGCAATGTACAGGGTGCCCGCGTCATCCATTGCACAGCGTACGCTTGCTGTATAGTCTGCCGTTTCTCTGATACTGGTTGCTGTATCCCAATACCGAAACCATGCCAGCCCCTCGGGTGCGCGCTCGATAATGGTAAACCATTGCCGTTTAAATAGCGCGCCTGCCATGTCAACAAATTCGCCCTCTACCTCTTGCCTAAATTGCTCGCTGGTATACGATTTTTTGAGCGTATCAAGAAACGAGCCAGGCAGGAAAATATTATCAGCGGTTTTACTGTGTATGATTTCGTAATCAATATCGCCCGATGTCCATAGATCGTAAATCCAATCGCGCCCGCGTGGTGTAGTGGTAACCCAGGCGCGCGCTGGCTCTTCTCGCAACGTTGCAATAGCAATTGTCCAGGTGTTGATTGGTACTAATGCTGCTTCGTCTACCCATAGCCAGCCCAAATTAGCACCGCGTAGGCGCTCAGGATTCTCGGCAGATCGTAGCAAAATGGTACGGTTACCATGCAGCTTAATCGTGCCTGTGCTGATGTTTTCCTGTACAAGTATTTTTGCCTTGCGCGCAATGTCTAATAGCATCTTGCGCGCCCCGTCGCGTAGCATGGCATTGGTAGGCGCAATGATCATGCCTGTGCTACCTGCTGGCTGTCGCAATACCTCGATAACCCCTGCCCGAGTTTTACCGCTGCCGCGCCCGCCAATGAATGCCCGAAACCTGGCGCTACTCCGGAAAAATGCGAGTTGTGGCGCTGTCGATTCGGTCTGTTTCAATAAACGCACTGGGTTGCTGGTCTGCGAATCTGTGTACTGGCTCATTGCCTATCTCTACAATAAAATCAGTAGCCTGTTGGTTAGCTGGCGCTTCGTATTTCTCTCTGTACTTTTCAGGCTTCAAGCCCTTCAGTAAAAACATTGCAAGCAGATCGGATTTGCGCGCGCGCTCGGCTACGTCCATTTCGAGGCGCTCGGCTGCCT